TTGGTGATCAAAGATTCTTTCAGTATCAAAGATTCTTTCAGTATCAAAGATTCTTTCAGTGCCTTCCATTTATTAATTATTATAAAATATATTTTTAAATCTGTTAAATATTTATAATTGAGTTAATTACGCGATTAAAAATCACGAGATTCATATTGTTTATCGTATGGAACTTTTGGTATACGATATTTTGTTTTTTCAATTACTTTTAATTTATACATATGTTTTGGATTGAAATCGAAATCAATCGTTTCATATTGAATTTTTTTATTTGTTCTTAACCAAATACCTGGAACATGTTTGTAGTATTTAAACATTCTCATTTTATATTATAATTATATATGTTTTATATAATATTTAAAAAATAAATGTATAATATATATAAACAATATGGATCCAAAAGATATTAATCAGACAAATTTTTGTAATAAAAAAGTTGATAATGTTGTATCAAATACAATGAAAAAATTCATTATTGAAGATATGAAATTAAAAACATCTTTAACACCTTCTTCACGTTATGCCAAGATTTTTAATAGTCAATATTCTAAAAATCTAAATAATCCACATATATTTTGTATTAAAACATATGGTTCGCCATATTTATTATATTTAACAAAGGTCAATAATGTAAATTATGCATTATTAATTGATAAAAAAATAAAAAACGGTCATGATTATCCTAAAATGTTTATCGTTCAATATAGATTTCATGATGATTTATATCATGGTTCATTATTTGAAACTGAATTATTGCGAGATGATGATAATGGATGGCAATTATTATTAGCGGATATTTATTATTATAAGGGAAAAATGTTAAAAGATACAGTCATTACAGAACGTATAAACATGATGCATGATATGTTAAATGATGAATATATCGATGATAGTTTTTGTGATATTTGTCCACTAATGATTAAAAGATATTTTGATATGAATGATAAATCTACAGCATTTAATGATTTTATTCCTAGTTTAAATTATAAAATACGAGGACTTTATTTTGTTCCAATTAATGTAAGATATTCAAATATATTATACATGTTTAAAGATGATGAACTAAAAAATTTATTCATTCAACGTGATAATGATAAACGATTAAATTTTAAAATAACCCGAACAATGAAACCAGAAATTTATGAATTACATTTAAATGATAAAGATACATTAACAAAAGTTTGTTATGCATATATTAAAAATATTGAAATGAGTCAATATATACATGATTTACTAAAAGACGACGAGGATATAATTGTTGAATGTGAATATAATAATAGATTCGAAAAATGGGAACCTATTAAGAGAAGTTTACAAAGAATACATCATGTGAATGATTTAGAAATATTATAAATATTTTATATATTATAAAATGAGTGTAGAATTTCAACGTTCTACTTATTATGAAAGAGTGAATGATATAATAAACAAATTAGTATTAAAAAATTCACCAAGTGATAATGAAATTATTAAGAATCGTTTTTTATATGAAGTGATGAATTATGAATATAAAAGAGATAGCATAAATAAATATTACAATGGTTTACGATTTGTTATGACAATAGGTAGTATATTATTACCAGCAATATTATCAATTGGACAAATGGATCCAACAAAATTACCGAGAAACTTTGATACGATAACATATTGGACATCATGGTCATTATCATTAACTATTACAGCATGTAATGGATTTTTACAATTATTTTCATTAGATAAAAATTATATAGCATATTCATTAGTAGTTGAACAATTAAAAACTGAAGGTTGGCAATATTTTCAATTATCTGGAAAATATGAAAATGCACAAAATCATGGACAAGCATTTAAACAATTTTGTAAAAGTGTTGAAGGTGTAAAACGTAAACAAATAGAACAAGAATATAATGGTAAGGGTGAAGATAAAAAAAATAAATTTAATTTTAGTGAAGAGTTAAATAGTACATTACCACCACAATTTAAACCTAAACAAATAGAGGGACAAACAAATCCATCATTAACATTAGATACATTATTAGATGTAAATGATAGTGTTACAGATTTAAAACAATCATTGAAAGGAGCTACTAGTGTATTAGATGATACAGATGTTGCTAAAGGTGTAGCATTAGAATTGGTAGATAGATCATTAGAAACTATGGAAGAAGGAAAACCGAGCAAATAAAGTAATAAAAATAAATTAATAAATTTGAAAATACTTAAACTTTTTTATTTAAATATATGTATGTTAAAAATGTTAATGCCATTTGGAAAACATAGAGGAAAAAACTTAAATATTGTTTTCAAAACTGATAAAAGATATATTGAATGGTTAGTAACAACTGATTGGTATAATACAAGATTCAGTAATTATGCCAAAAAATCTAAAGAATTGTTAAACGATTATGACAAAAATATTGTATTAAGTGATAATATTAATATATATACAGATGGTTCTTGTGCTTTTAATGGTATGAAAGGAGCTACATGCGGTATAGGTATTTATTTCTGTGAAACAAATCGTAATAAAATAAACGATGTTAGTGAATTATTATTAATAGATAATCCAACAAATAATTATGCTGAATTATTTGCAATTGATACGGCAATTAAAATTATCGTTGATAAAGATTTAAGTGATAAACATATAAATTTATATACAGATTCAAAATATAGTATAGATTGTGTAACAAAATGGTATGAAGGTTGGGTTAAAAACGATAAATTAGATAGACCAAATATTGAAGTTATCAAAAGCATATATGATAATGTTCAAAATTTAAATATAACTTTTCATCATGTATTTGCACATACAAATAAAAATGATATTCATAGTATTGGTAATAGTAGAGCAGATAGTTTGGCAACAAAATGTGTATATGATTATTTAAATAAAAAAACTCATATTATTCACGATGAATTATAATCTATATATATATATATGGATATTAAAGAATTTTTATACAACCATAGACGTATTATAATTATATTGCTTATTATTTTTTTTATAGCATTACTAGCTTACTTAATATTACATTTTAGTGATTCTAGTAATGAAAATATAAGTGATGTATCCGATACAAATAAAACAGATATAGTAAAAAAATTATATTGTGATGATGATCCATGTTTATATAATGGATCATGTATAGAATTAGAAGATGATTATAAATGTATATGTAAGGATGGATATTATGGAAAAAATTGTAACACATATGATATAGATAATGATGAAATTGATATATATATATATGAAGAAGAATATATAGATAAGGGGCGTCATAGACATAATGGTAATAGTCCTGGACCAAGTCCTGCACCAAGTCCTGCACCAAGTCCTGGACCAAGTCCTGCACCAAGTCCTGCACCAAGTCCACCACCAACTCATTATAAATATAATTGTTGCAATACTACTTATGAATGTTTAGAAGATCCTAATGGTAGTTATACAGGTGAAAATGCTTCACAAGAATGTAATAGTAGTTGTAAACCACCAGATCTTAAACCAGTATATTTATTAGATACTTGTACGCAATATGGTTCAAATAAAATGCCATTTGTTTGTAAACCAAGTGGAAAATTAAAAAAGAATGCAAGTAATATAGAATGTCCAAAAGCTAGTAATGGTGCTTATTATGATTGTAAATATAAATTATGTTGTGAAGATTTGCCTAATCCACCAAAAACATGTCCGAGTAATTGTAGTGGTAAAAAATGTGTAGTAAATTGTAGTGGTATAATTATTCCAACTGATTGTAATAATTCATTTCAAAAAAATGGCAACTCTTGTATATATCATAAGACATCTCATAAATGTGTAGAAGATCCGGATGAACGATCGTGTAGTAATTGTTCATGTACAAAACCAATAACACCATCTCCAAAAACATCATGTAGTGATACTAATAAATGTGATGTCAATAATAGTGTAAGTGTAGCTGTAGATGATTATCCCAAATTAACTAATGGAAAATTTAATATCAGAATTAAAAATACATATAGTAAACCAATTACAATATGGTTGGATGATTTACCATTTGCGAAAAGTTGGATAACAAATAATGCTTCATCTACAATTGGAAAAAGAAAAATGTGGACATATAGTAATGAAGATTATAATTCAGGTGTATTTACAGGATTAAGAAATTATACTGATTTGACTGATACTAAAATAATGGGTAATAATTGGGAAAGTATAGATTGGCAGAAAGATCCAAATGCTCCGTCTGTAGAAAAATATAGTAAACAAACTGGGACATGGATACCAATTAAAACAGATTTTAAATATAGATTTTTTAAATTAGATGTAAATGATGTACTAGTAATAACTCCACCACATAGTAAAATATATTTAGAAGATAATGATATAGTAAAACCAGTAGGAACAGAACCAAAACCATATCAATGTTTTTATCAAATTGGTGATTGTGATATGGAAGGTGTAAATAATTGGAGAGGCACATGTACTAGTGTAGATCCAAAAGATAAATCATGGTATAAAAGTATACCTCCTAAAGAAATAGATAATTTAAAAACATTAGTAAATGCATCTTTTTCATTAAATTGTGGTGGTTCAGGTATGTATATTACACCTTGTTTACCAGATGAAGATTTATATGATGTTATTGATACTGGTGGATTAAGTCGTATTGAATATAATATTAATGGTGGTGAAATATATTTTAATTTAAGTGCCGTTGATGGTATAAATTCAGATTTTGATGTTACATTTAATACAACTGATAAAAGTAAAAATACTTGCGATGATGGTAGATACAGTAGAAAATCTGTAGCTATAGATAATAATGATAAATGTCCAAATAAAAATGCATTAAAATTTAAAAATGAATATATATCAAGTTGTCAATCAATTAAATATTGGAAACCGAAAGGAACACCAGATAAAGATCAATTATATCGATTAGTAGATGGCTCTGGAAAATCTTGTAATTTTAGTAATAAGTCAGATTTTTTAACTAATGTCAAAAAAGTAAAATTGTATAATTTTAAAACACCAGGTCGTATTGAAATACCAGTTCCATCTATTGAAAATATAAATGATATTACTGATTATTTAAACATACATAATAGTATAGGTGAAACTATTAATGCATCAAATTTAGATAGTTATTTAGCAAAATGTGCTGGTGGTGATGCATTTACAAAAACATTATGTCATTTATGGTGGGATGATATAAATAATGAATGTGCTCAACAATGGATAAAATTTGCTTCTGATCCAACTACAAAACAACAATATTCATGGGCATATGATGAAATGAAAATAAATGCTAGTATGTTAAGTAATGTTATTATACCATTTGATGAAAATGGTAATCCATTAATAAATATCCCTAAAAATATACCTCAAGGCACAAATCCAAATAGTATGAATGATATTGTTCCATTATTACATTGTCATTTAAATGATTTAACATCAACACCAACAATAGATATTAATATATCAAATATCATAAATAGTAAAGATAAATATACATCAGATCAAATAGATCAATGTAAAAATGCTTTAGGAGACAATTCTATGTGTGATATGAGTGTTTCCGGTAATTATTGTAAACCTATTTCACCTATTTCAGATCCTGGTAAATCGCCTTCTTTATGTGGTCATCAATATATATCAGGAAAGCCAGGAAACCCTACTAGATTCGAAACAAATAATAATTATTGTTTAGATACAAATACAAACATATGTAATGCAGATAATACAGAACAAAAATGTATGAACGTTCCAGGTAATATATGGTGTGAACCTTGTCATATGGGGGTACCATTTGATGCTAATGTTGTAACAAAAAAAATATGTAAAACTGGTGGATGTATACCAGGTGGTATGTGTCAAAATAAACCTGGTTCACAGCCTCTTACAAAACCTTGTCCAACATCCAGATGTTGCGATGATATTTATATACCACCACAAAATTAAAGTAAACATTCATCAACACTTGATATATCAAATGGTTTATTACCATATGGTTTATTATTATTAATTTTTTGTTTTAATTCTTTTGTCCCATTAGTTTTATAATATTCTACTTCTTTATTGAATAGATAAATTTTTTCCATAGTTTGTGTCCACCATTCTCTATCACGTTTGACAAGAGTACATTCATATCTTTCAATATACCACCATTTTGCTTCAACAAATTCATGTCCTTCACTTTTGATCTTTATCATATTTTCTGATATCCAAGTTTGATATTCACTATCAGAAAGAAACAATTCTGGATATAAATAACTACATTTAAATTCATCACATTTTCTATACGTTAATGTACATCCTTTTGGAAAACCTTTTTCTGTTTTTCCATCTGAATAAATATCTTTATTAATGTCTTGACTATAATCTTCAAAATTTTTGTATTCTTGTAATTTAACTTGTAAAAAATCACATTCTTCTAAATCACAACATTCAAGTTGTCCCTGCATTTGATACCAATAATGTTTTGGCACTGTTTTTGTAAATTTTCTTTTTGGTGGACACTTAATCTCTAACATTCGCCCAACATATTCATTGGGTGAATCATTACTACAAATACCATCAGGCGATGCTCCAAAAATAGTGAAATTTGGATGCGGAATTAATCCAAATTCAATGATTTCTACACTGTTTAAAGATTCATAAAATTTAGTTGCTATTTCTTCATATTTTACACCCCATTCTGTAATTGGATTTGGAACAAATGGAATTTCTTTATTTTCAACTTTTTCTAAAATTAATTGATCTCTACTCTTAAAATGATCATCACCTAAAGCACATGCTAAACTACTTGCTGTCAACATACCTTTTCGTAATTCATACCATTCTTTGCTACGTTGTTCTGGTAATACTAAACTTTGTAACCGGTTCATTTGTAATTTTAATCTATTAATAGTTTTATATTTATTTTTAATATCTTGGACAACATATTCAACAATATTCATTAACATATAAATTTCATATTCTTCTACAATATTATATTCATCTTTAATGTGTGTCATAATATTTGCTATAACCATATCATCATTTAATGTTTTAACATCATAATTGTCATATACATGGTTTACAATAGTATTGTAAATTTGATCCATAATTTGTTATATATAATAACGATTTAAGTTTTAAATAAAATTTGAAAATATATTTAAAGATATTTTTATAAAAATAATTGTCAATTATGGAACACTTAAGGATATCAACTATGACAGCAGTTGCTAAACTATGTTCTGAAATAAATATTGAAAAGATGTATGATAGTATAAAAATTGATGAAATTGTAAAATTTGTTGAATATAAAGAAAAGCATAAAGGATACAGTAAAAAATTAGATAAAAAACCTAGAAAACAGAAAAAACGAGTGACATTTTATAATCAATCTACAATACATATTTATCATTATGATAAAATAGTGAATGTGAAATTATTTAATAATGGAAAAGTTCAAATGACAGGATTAAAATATGAAGAACAAGGTATTGAAGTATTAGACATTGTTAAAGATATATTTATGAGAGATTATGATTTAGAATTTTTGGACAAAAGTAGTTTAAAAGTTGAAAATTATGATATAGTATTAATTAACAGTGATTTTGATATTAAATATACTATTAATAGGGAAATATTGCATCGTGAGATTATTAATAAAGGATTATATTCTACATATGAACCATGTATGTATCCAGGGGTTAATATTAAATATTATTTTAACAATAATAATGATAAAACTGGAATATGTAAATGTACTGAAAAATGTAATGGCAAAGGTAAGGGATGTGGAAATGGTCAATGTAAAAGAGTAACAATTGCTGTATTTGCGAGTGGTAAAATTATTATTACTGGTGGAAGAAGCAAAATACAATTAGTAGATAGTTATAATTTTATTAAAGGGGTATTAGATGATAAAGAAAAATATAGAACAGTATAATAGATAAAATAAAATAATAGTATATAATATAATGAAATTTTTTATGATAATGTTTATTGCTGTTATTATTTTTTATTTAATGTATACTAGACCAAAAGTGAATCATGTTGTAGAAATTAAAAAACCAGACCATTCACATAGTATTCGGGAAAATTTAAAGAAAGATATGTTTGTAAAACCAACACATAATTTGTTATATATATTTAATCAAATGTCAAGTTATGATAAATTAAGATTAAATGGTAATTGTAAATCGAGCATATTTACTAGAGATACAATTCCAAAAAATAAAGATGAATATTTAAAAGATGTATTAAATATTATAATTGAACATATTAAATTTATAGATAGCGAACAAGATTATAATTTACATGGTGTCGAACAAGTTTACGAACAAGAAGATGTTCATGGCAATAAAAGATATATTGTTATATCGTTCCTATATGATGTTAAAAATTATTATACTGTCAAAGTATTTATTGATTTTTTAAGATTTAAAGATACAGATGTATTATATGTAAATTCTATTGGAAATGAATTTAGTAGTAATTATAATGTATTAAATAAATATGACTATTCATTGTTTTCTAAAGGATATTTAAAAGATTATAATATGTTTGATAAAGATGCAAATGCAATATTAGAAGAAAATTACAGAAAATATTATAAGTTGATTGGAATCAATGATAGTAGTATTGAATATCATTTATTAGATAATGTTTATAAGATTGATAAAGGTAGTTTTGATAAATATGATTTAGATAATTATACAAAATATTATTATTCGGATAGGATGCCGATGGAACGTAGTGGAACATTTTGTCAGAAACATTTAAATGATTGGGACGAACATGGAATAAAGATGGCAAACGAA